CGCCGTGTCGGAGAGAAACCCGCGCAGGTCCAGCCCATAAGCCTGTCGATAGAACAAGCCGCCGCGCGGTGTCACGAACCTTCGTGCGACGGCCTGGGCAAAGGCGATCAGCTCTTCGGCTTCGCCATCCAGGAATGTCCAGAGCGCGTCAATATCGTTGATGCCTGAGAAGTCAGATCCGAAACTCATCACCCGTCATCCAGTGCAACGCGCTCGCTGCCGCCGTCGATGTTTTCGCCGATCGTTAGTGTGCCGCTGCCGAGCGGCAACACCTGGGGCGGACCGCCGTTGCCTGGCGTGTACGTGATCGACAGCACGCCAGGGACGATCACGCCAGGGCCAGAGCCTGGCACATAGGTAAACTGCAGCGTGCCCTGTGTGATCGGATCCGTCTTGCGCGCTACCAACTTCTGCGCGCTGCTGATCTGTCCGTGCGCTATGGCGTACGGCGCTCGAGGATTGCCGCCGAGAAACCCAAGAGTGACCAGCTCTCCAGGCTTGACGGTGATCTTGCTGCCAGGGATCCCGGACATCAGCGGCACTTTGGTCACACCGAAGCGGCCATCGGCGATGACGTCGATCGTGCCGTCGCCGTTGTCCGTGTCCACCTTCGCACTGTAGTGGCACGAATAGATCGTTTGCTTTTGCGGAGTAGGGAACAGGAACGGCACGAAGTATATCTGTGCCTGCTGACGGTCGGCCGTCATCGTCCATCGGATGTGCCGGATCGGCTTGCCTTGGTAGGTAGCGCCGAGCACCACGCCTTCGGGGTTGACCAGTGTTACCGATCCATCCGTCTGTGGATCGACGCGCACGCCGTCTGCCAGTCCTGCAGGCGGACGCGTCGCCGCCATGTGCAGCGAGCCGTCACGATCGACCCACCAGATCATTTGATTCTCGTCAGCCAGGCGATCGAGCGCTCCGGCCACCGTGTCGCGCAGGCGCTCGTAAGTCTGCAGCATGACGCCGGGAGTAGCCGAGCCAAACAGCTCCGCCCCGTTGGTGCAGATCTCTTGAACGGCTGCGCCGAGCGACACCGATCCGTCGTAGTAGCGATCGGGGATCACCTTCGCCAGGCCACCGGCTCCGCCGACGATGCGCGTGCGCTGGCGCTCGCCTTCGGTGGTCGTGCCCACGGCCTTGCCCACCCAGGTGGTGGAGCCGATCAGAAAGGTGCCGGTGTACGGCTCCACGTCATCCAGATCAGCGATCCATGAGCCGCGCTCGAACTCTTCCACCACTAGCTTGATCATGGGACGCCGCCCAGGTTGGCCTCTGGCTCAGGTGGTAGCGGCACGTCCTTTTGAGTTAGCGGCACACTGTTGGGTCGGAGCTTCTTGGGGTTCGCCTTCACCGTCTCCGGGAACCACTCGAGCATATCGATCACGACCGTTAGCGTCTGCTCTTGCGGCGGCTGCACCTTCACGCCGGTGATGATCACCGATGTGATCCCCAGGAGATCGGTTGCCGGGTGCATGATGTCGAAGGCGTCGCGACCACCGACAAAGCTTTTTTTCTTCGGCACGATCGCCGGCAGCAGATCCAGCAGGTAACCCCAGTCGGACCGCAGCCAGACTTGCACGGTGGCCGTGAGCTTCGCCGGCTCGTATCCCTTGTCCGTCAGTGTCGGAAGCTTCGGCAGGTTGGTGACCGGATCAAACTGGCGCGCAACGTCCACGTTCAGCCGGTTGGCGCACTCGATCTTGCAGGCGCCTGGGAACATTTCGCCGCCGAGCACCAGGAAATCCCACGGCGTAACTGGCGACTCACCGATCTTCGTGTCCACCCAGTAGTTAGGTGCAGACTCGTTGCGGTTTAGCGGATCGTTGAGCGTCGCAAACTTGGCCGCGTCCTTGGCTTCGCGCTCCGCCTTGGCCTTGGCCTGCCTGTCGGCCGGACTGAGAATCGGTAGAAGACTGGTCACACGAAACCCCGCGACATGAGCCCGGCTGTCAGCACTCGCTGGATCTCGTCACGGATCTGCGTGGCGATCTCCGTGACGTCGCCGCCTGCAGCCGAGATCAGGATCTGCTCGATCACCACACTGATCGAAGCTCCAGCGGCGTCCGCCGTGGCAGTCACGCGCGGCACTGCCGGCGCAGCGGTCGCGGCTTCCTCGAGCGGCATCATGGGCGGCAGCGCCTTGCGCTCGCCTTGCTCGTAGCCTTCCACCGTGTTGCGGCCGTATCCCTCGAACAACTTGGACGGCGACTGGATGCCGAGCGCATCAGCGAAGCTGGAAGCGATAGAGCTCGCCAAGTCTTTGGTGACGTGGACGGCGGAGCCGATCTTGGTTTTGATGCCGTCCACCAGGCCGGTGACAATCGAGATCCCGGCGTCGTACATATCCGCCGCGATCGTTCCGGCGTACCCGATCGCCTTGGTGCCGAAGTCCTTTATCGCGGTGATCGCCTGATCGAAGCGCGTTGCCACCCAGGTGCCAAAGCCCTTGAACGGAGAGCCGTACATTTCGGCGGCAAACGCGTTGAAGTCTTTTGCCAGCGGCTGCAGCTCAGGCTGTGCGGCCAGCATTTTCTTGCCATCCTCGAGTGCGGACACCACGCTGTCCACGGCGCTGGCTGCCCACGTGAACGCGTGCACGATTCCGTCAATCGCCTTGCGTCCGTCTTCGCTCTTGAGCAACGCCACCACGAAGTTGGCCACGTGGTTGGCGGCCGTGCCGATCGCCGGACCGATGCGCGACCAGATCTCTTCCATGACTTTTGTTTTCGCGTTGCTGATCTTGTTCATCGCCGCGTCAAAGCTGGACGTCTTCGCGGCGGCTGCAGTCGCGCCGGTGCCTGCGACGTTGAACGCCTTTGCCAGCTCGGCAATCCGAGCGGCTTGCATCGTGGCGCCCTTGGCCTCCAGCACCGGCGCGATCTGTTTGTCGGCTTCCTCTGCAGAGAGGCCGACGGCGATCAGGTCAGCACGGAGTCCGATCAGGCGCATCGACATTTTGTTGTCTAGTCCCGCCTGGCGGAACTCCACGAATTTGTCGCGCGCATCCTGGAAGCGTAGGCCGATCTGCGCTGCGAATTTGTCGATGATGGCGAGCCCTTCGGCTCCCTTGCCGCCAGTCCACGATCCGATCAGCGCCGTGGATTGCGCCTTGGCATCGCCGGCAGACTTCGCGCTGATGGCGATCGCCGCGCCAAGCGCACCAGCGGCGGCCGCTGCTGCAGCCATGGCGGCCGCCGTGCCCATCACGATCTTGTCGATCTCTTTGGCCCATCCGATCTGTTTCTTGAAGTCTTCGTTTGCTTTTTTCTTGAGTGCCAGCGCCTTGCCCTGCGCGGCTTCTGTCTTCTGCGTCTGCAGTTTCTGGGCGGCTGTAACGTCCTTTACTTCTTTCTCGTACGCGGCAACGCCTCGAGCCGCGTCCTTGTAGGACACACCAAGCTTGTCCGCGATGGCGTGCACCTTCTCTTCGGCGGACGCGACGCGCAACAAAGCGTCGGCGATCTTGTTGGCTGTCGGCTCTAGCTCGTCATTTACTGGGATGTCGATCTCTAGAGACATCGATCACCATTGCCGTTGAAAGTTGCTAACGTCCCAGTCCCTGATCGTGCGCAGCCCTTCGGCTAGAAGTATCGCGCCAACGTATGCGGCATCACTGCCGGCGTCGCCGCGAAACAGAGCGAGCAAGCAACGCGCCGCCCGCTCCGTGTCGCGTCGCGCCGTTACAACTTTTTTGCTAGGGCTCCGGCTTCGGTGAGCCCCACCATATCGGTGATCGAGTCAACGATCCCGTGCTTGCCGCCAAGGATCCCAGGGTACTTGTCCAGGATCGCGATCATGCCGTCGCGGTCCGGGTAGCACAGGCATTGCTGCGCCAGCTCCCTGTTGACCTTGGAGCGTTGGGCTCCAGGCGTACCGATCTGATCCTGCCAGTGATCGAACTCCGCACGTTGCGGAGCACGGAACACCATGGATGATCCGTCGGGTGCCTGGATCTCAACGAGACGATCGCCGTGTTTCTGCTTAAGGTCGGACACAACTTCTGGGGTGATTGCCATGGCCGGAACCCTAACGTCAGATCACGCGATTGAGCAACGGGAAGATCCCGTTACGAAGGATCGAAAACGGCTTGAGAGCCATCACCGACACCAGCGCGTCCGCACTGTATTGGTGTGAATCCTCGAGCCCGACGATACGAGCCACCAACGTGTCGACCGTCAGTTGCTCGCCGATGTCGAAGTATTTGACACCGATCAGCAGGTTGATCCCCAGCCAGCCAGGGCCAATGCGCTGGATCATCTGCTGCGCCGTTGACTTGCCCATTTGAATGGACGCGTCACCGGGGTTGTACGTTCCAGCGGTCCAGCCGATCGGGCCGCGCGAAGTACCGTAACGGTAAGCCACGTCTAGGCTGTCTCCGTAGGAGATAGCGTCGACGTCCGCGAACAACTCCGAAGGGTTGCCCGCGATGGTCGCCGCTAGCTCGATCGAAGCGAACGAGTAGCGGCGGCCGTTGATCAGGGGGGTGGTTGCCATAGCGGACGCTCCTTACGGGTTGAGAGTGAAAAACAGATCGGTCAGGAATTCCTTGCTATAGCCGAGCGGTCGGATCCCGACGCTCGTCTTTAGCTGACCGGTGGTCACGATGTTGTGCTGTAGGTCCACGCTGTAGACCACGGCGGAGACGTGACCGGGGATCCCGCGCGCGTTGTTGGGTGACGCCAGGTTATCGTTCAACGCGCTTTGTACGGCGTTGATGATGTCGGCGGCATCCAGCGGATCGATCGCGCCGGCAGGATCCGCGACGGTGCGGAACCCTTCGGACACGAACGGCAGTTGCGCCAGGTACGTCGTGCGGCAGGCCACGTCCATCACGCGGCCAAACTGCACATCGGTGAAGTCAGATCCGAAAGGCGACTTCAGCTTACCGTTGGCGATGTAGAACCCTGGGATCCCTGCCCACGTCCGCATAGTGGAGAGCTTCTGCGCGTCCAGGAGCTGGTTGTAAAAGCCATCGAACTCGATCGACAGCACGCCTTCGTCAGGACCACTCGCGAAGCGCGACAGGTCAGACGAGATCAGCTCACGCATGGCGCGTACGCCGATGCCCGACACGCACGACACCTTGCGGACCGCGTATCCCTCGAAAGGCAGCGCGCTGTTGCGCAGCACGAAGCCGTAAGCAGGGCACACGCGAGAAGCCGTCCAGTCGCCGGCTTCCTCCAGCACATCGTCCGCGAGATCGCCGGATCCAATGTCGATGAATCCACGAACGTAGCGGAACGTATTTGTCAGAGACTCGAGATACCCGCCGAAGGATGACGCCAAAGCGGACGCGTCGCCTTCGTCTACCTGGGTGCCGCTGACCAGCCACAGGTGGAAGTCCAGCGACGGCGTGGCCTCGAGCACGGCCGCGATCTCCGACAGGTCAACGCTTGTGACTCGCGGCGGCGTCGCGCTGTAGGTGTACTCGTCGCCGGTAACGTAGGGCTCCGCGTCACCGGGATCGAACGTCAGCGTCAGTCCGCTGTTGGGGATCACGAACGTACCAGACAGCGGCACCGTGCGTGTCTGGCTCATGGTGGCCGACACCACGTTGTCGTCGAAGGCGTCCAGCGAGTAGCGAAACGTTGCTTCGCCAAGGTCGCCGCCTGCCATGATCTCCACCAGCACGTTGTAGTAATCGCGCGGTACACCGGCGATCCCGATCTCCGGCGAGCCTTCCTCTGGCCCCGTCATCGCGACATCGATCGGCGTATTCGCTTCGTCGTCGTGGATCATCGCGAGCACCGGGCCGCCGCGCTGCTGCAGTGCAAGCGCCACGTCTTCGGCCAACGGGCCGTAGCCGAGCACCGTCCGCACCTGGTCAAGCGCGCCGATGCTGATCACCTTCTTGTGTTCACCGGTGCCGCCGAAGGCGTGGCCGGAGATCACCGGCGTGCCAGCCACAGGCGCAGTCACGCCAAGGCCGGGATCGATCACGTTTAGCTGCTGCGCTGGAAACGTCATTTCTTACCTCGCTTTTGGCGCACGCCGTCGATCAGCTTGCGCATGTTGGCGGCCTTGTGCGCTGTGTGCTTTCGCGCACAGTCGATCGCCGCGTTGTAGACTTCATCGGTCAGGCGCACCGGCTCGCCGCTGATGCGCTCCCAGGTGTTCCACCCGTTGAACATGGCAGCGGCTCGGTGCGCGGCGGACAGGTCGGAGCGGCCAGGCGCAGGATCCAGGCGCGCCATGATCTGGCCGTTGCGTCCAGCAAGCTCTCTTAGTGTGTGCGTCATCCGTCTTCGTCCTGTGGTGGTAGCGTTGTCTCGCCCAACGAAAAGTCAGTATCGAAGGGCGGCTGAGACACGAGAAAGCTTAGAGCTCGCTCCGCTGGGTAGACCGGAAGATCAATCACAGAAGTGAAGGCGATCACACTGCCGTGGCGCTCGTAGCCGTCGGCGTTGGGCTGCTGATCGATCCAGCGCTCGCCGGAGAAACGCACCCACGGGTGGCACGCGCTGCGCAGCAACGTCATCACATCCAGCGCGAGCGCTTCCGCGATCGCAAAGTCGTTGACGTCGGCGGCTCCGCTCGGCGCGCCGTGGCACTCCCAGTCGATCTGAAAGCGGCGCAGCAGGATATGACGTTGCTTGCTCTTGCTGGGCGCTGTGCCTGGCGGCGACATCCCCTGCCGTCCGTTGTCGATCACTGGTGCGCCGATCGGGATGGCGACCACGCGCGGCGGCGCCGCATGCGTGTGGCGCTCGCGCTCGCCTACCGCCTTGCTGACCGTCGACGCCAGGCCGGCGAACACTTCCGCGATGATCTGCTCAGGAGCGCTAGACACGGCGACCCCCAAGGGTGCGCGTGATCTCCTGGTCCATGTGGTGCTGGTAGATCTCCAGCCACGTGTCCGGCATCTTGGACACCGGCAGGAACGATCGGCGCGGCGGACGGTTGGGGATCGTCAGTGATCCAGTCTGGTGGATCTCCATGTAGCCGACGCTCACGACCATGCGCAGGCCAGCTCCGGCTCGAGGAACCACGGCGACGCCGGCACGGCCTGCGCCGGTGTCCGTGAGTGGTGGCGGGTGGCGGCCGCGCGCCAGCGTCGAGTCAGCCAGCGGACGCCAGGAGCGATAGAACGGATCGACGCCGCGATCGAAGTTGTCCTGTATCTCTTGCGTGATGTCGCGCGCGACGGCCGTTGCGATGCGCGACGGCACCGTGGCGATCTGCCGCATGACGCGCGAAAGCTCGCGCGCCTTCATCGACAACCCCGCGAGCCGTTCCAGGCGAACGAAGGCGCGGCGCTGCCGGAGTCTGCAAGGGTGCCGTCTTCGTCTGTCGCTGGTGTGGAGTCAGTGCAGCCGATCTCCACCAGTCCCTTGGACACGTCGCGCAGCCAGGCGATCGCGTCGTCGTTTCGCTTCACCACGATCTGGTCGTATCCGGAACCAGGACGGAAGCCGCGTTTCGAGATCAGATAGAACTGCGCCAGGCTGCCGACCGCCAGCTTGAGATCATCACTCCAGCCGGTGATCGGCAGCGCGTAGCGCTTGCGCAGGTACCCGTCAGCCACACCTGACGCGTAGGCGATTGCCTCAGAGATCACAGGGTCTGTCAGTCCGGCGATAGCGTCGGCTGGCAGAATCTGCGCCTTGAAGGCTGCCACGGTCAGGTAGGCTGACACGGCTTTTACTCCTCAACCGGGATCGTGTTGCGCTGGATCAGGAAGGGAAGCGTCACGCCGGCAGCGTCACGCATGTGCGTGCCGTACGTGAAGATCGCCTGATCAAACACCTTGGGATCCTGGGGGTTGTCGCGCGCGACCAGCGGTCCGTCTTCGCGGAGCTGGTAAAGCAGCGGCTTGATCGCCTTGGAACAGTCGGCGAGATACCAAACGTTTGGCTCGTTCGCTAACTCTTCCATGACGACGACTTCACACCAGCCCTTCAGCACGTTGTCCACCACGGCGCCGTTGGCTCCAGCTTCGCCAGGCTGCGCGTAGGTGGTGCTTTGCATCAGCACCAGTGCCTTGCGCTTGAGCTGGGGCGGAACGAAGAGCCGGTTTGGCTTGACGCCGAGCGGCTGTCCGTTTTCGCCGACGATGGACACCATCTGCGCATAAGCAGCGTCGAAGCCGTCGCCGTCCAAGGCGTTGGTTTCGTCGTTGCTGTACGTGGTGGCACCCACTCCAGTGGCGTTGAAGTTGGGATGCGTCCCATCGAAAAACGCCACTTCGTCGAAGCCGTCCGGGTTGGCCTGCAGCACTTCGACCAGGATCTGATCGGGGTGCTTCTTCTTCGCCTGCGCGAGATCCGGGATCTCGGTGCCGACGTACATTCCCAGGTTGTCGTCTTCGATGTCGAACTTGTCGACTTCGATCGTGCCTTCATAGGGCACGTTTTCCAGGGTGTACTTGTGTTCGCTCAGGTTTTGAGCGACGCGCGGGCCAACCCATTTGCGCAGGCGCATCTGGAGTGCACGGAAGCCGTACACGTTGGACCGCGTGGTTGACTGGACCGTGGTTGCGATCTTGTCCTTCCACGACTCGGCAGCTTCGTACGCTTTTGCGAACACGTCCGAGAATGTTACCCGGATCGCGTCTAGTGCTTCTGCGGTGATGATCATGACTGTGTGTCTCCTTTAGTGGACTGGCCAGCTTACGCCGACACGGCCTCTTCCTCGATATCGAGGGACGTGATCACCCAGACGCCGCGATCGTCTACGTTGTAGACGCGGCCGACGTAGGGGTTTGTATTGGTGGCGTTCACGGTCGTGTTGTCCGCCGCGTAAACCGCGTCGCCGAAGTTTGCTTCGGTGAGCGAAGAGCCGTTGATCCACGGGAAGATCCCTTGCGAGAACTTCAGCGTGGAGCCAGCCGGCGCAGCGGCGATCGACTCGTCAGCCCTGCCGACGACTCGCACCATGTCCGACTTGCTGGTGACCAGCAGGCCGTTGGTGTCGACGCCGACCATCTGGCCTTTCCAGATCGTCTCGCCGGTTTTTACCGTGCGCTCGTGCTGCATGTCCCAGCACGAGATCTTCCGGGGGGTATCAACTGCCACGTCTGCGTTAGCCATGGATCGCCGCCTCCTTTAGGGCTTTCTCTTCGGCCTCTTTCTTGAGGCGCTCTAGGATTGCTTCCGGCTTCACCCCAGTGGCGCGAGCCACGGCAAGATGCGCCGCTGTCAACTTCACTTCGACGCCGCGCTTGTCCGGCTCGCGCGTCCGCTCCGTGCGTACCACCTTCGGAGCGTCCGCAAAGAACTCGGACAGCGTTTCGACGGTTTGCTTGCGCGCCCACTTCTCCAGCTTCGGCGTCAGCTTGTCCGCGTTGGCGGAGATCAGCGCGTCGCGCTCGCGGTTGGTGGTGCGCTCCTCGAGCTGACCGACCCTGCTGGCCAGCTTGGTGTGCTGCGCGGACATGCGCAGGATCTTGGCCTGCGTCTCCGGCTTCAGCCCCTCGAGATCATCGGGATCGATCTCATCGCTCGCGGCGTGGGACATTTCCTCGCCTTCGCCTTCGTCGTCGCCGCTGTCATCGGCTCCGCCCTTGGCCGCGTTCACGGCGTCTTGCAACGCCTGGACTGCCGCGATCACGTCTTCGGCCGTTGCTCCGTCGCCGAGCCCCAGGAGCGCGGCAAGCTTCTGCATAATTGGATCCATCTTTGTCACCTCCAGGGTCAGAGCCCTGACTGTTTTACCGGACCGCTTGCTAGCTGCTACTAGGGCGGGTGTGTTGTGAGTCGCTGGCGTAGCACAGATCGCGATGTTGAAGATCGCGGAAATACGCCGCGACTTCTCATCGGCCAGGAACGTCGGCGACACGTAACGCTGCAGGCGGTTGCGCAAACGCCGCTCGCCGTCAGGCGTCCAGCGCACGTTAACTGCCCACAGCGATCCGTCTTTGCGTACTTCGAGCTGGCACCAGCCGCGCGCGTCAGGGTCGAAGGCGCGCGACTCTTCGTCCAGGGACAGGTGCTCGAGATCGATCATCAGATCGACGCCGTGCTTGCGGTAAGCCGTCATCACCAGCTTGGCCGCCTTGTCGTCGAAAAGAAAATTGCCCTTGCTGGTTTCGTTGATCCCGCGCTGGAAGATCCGAAACTCGGACGGCATGCCGTCCACGGAGAGCATGATCGCGCGCTTCATTGCTGACCCCCTGGTGCTGGAGCGGCAGGCGGCGTCGTCGTACCGCCTGCCGCCAGCGGCGCCGCCCCAGAAGATGCACCCGGCGCCGCGACCTTGATCGGCAGCGGCTCGATCGGGATATCGTAGTGCTCTGCCAATCGTCCGATGTCCACGCGCACGCCGTGCGCGGCCAGGGCGCTGTCCAGCGCGGTGATCGCGTCGCCTGCCGCCTTGATCGTTTCGGCGTTTTCTTTCCGGTTGTCCGGCTTCGGCACGTCCCACGCCGGCCACGGCGCATCGTGGCGCGTGTCGTAATTCACGTCCGCCCACGGCATCAGGCTTTGCTCGCGCAGGCACGTGGCCAGCGTCTCGCCGTCATAGCGGATCAGATCATTCTTGATCGCCGCCTGGTTGTCGCCGTTGCTGAAGCCCTTTGCGCCTTCGGTGGTAACAAGCTGGCCTGCCAGGGTGATGGTGATCGCCTGGTCTGCCCACTTCACTTGTTCCGTGTAGATCTGCCAGCTCTCTCCGCTGGCCTCTTTCAGATCCAGGTCCCAGCCGTTGGGCAACACCAGGCGGCCGGCGCGACCCATGTTGCGCAGTTGCGAAAGGTACGTGCGCCGCTGTTTCTCGGTGCCGCCTGCGCCAGCCTTGCCGACCCAGAGCGGCTGTCCGAGCACCTGCGAGTGGTTGGCGCGATCCTCGAGAGAAAATCGCTTGAGCAACCACGGAAACGCCAGGCGCATCCATTTGCCAGACGACCAGGGGCGGTGTGTCCCATACGGCATGTATAGGATCCACTCGCCATCACCGGGCCAGATCAGCTCCTGGCAACGATCGGTCTGCACTGACCAGTGCGTCCCCTGCGATGCCGTCTGATCGTAGCGGAGCCATCGGGGTGACCACGTTTCGATCCGGTAGCGCTGTGGCTGGCCGAGCGCGCGCGGCAGTGCGATGCGCTGCGCGAGCCCGATGCCCATCACGATGCCCCAGCTTAGGAGCTTCACCAGCTCCGCCTCTGGGTGCATGCAGTACCACTCGCCTGGCTCACGCGCCGATCCCTGCAGCGCCGCCGTGGCTTGCGGCGAGCCGCCGCTGAAGCTGACCGGCAGTCCAAGCAAGGCGTGCGTGCGCGTGTCCAGCACGCCGTCAACGCGATCGTCGGTCATGATCGCTTCGCACAGGTCGGCCAGGTGCTGAAGGTTGCCGCTGTCCGCTGCAGCGCCAGCGAGTAGAGCTCGCTCCGGTGTCCAACCCGAGATAACGGATCGGTACATCATTTCTTCGTGGCGATCGCGCATCACCACGGCGCGATCTTCGCGCTCAGGATCGCCGTCAACGCGCGCGAGCGTAGGTCCGCCGTAGCTCACGGCAAGAGTGTGCGCGGCTTCAGGCGCACGACGAAACAGGGACGCAATAGCCTTTAGGGGTGAGGCCACAGCGGCGGACCGTTTCACGCCTTTGCGATTCCGTCAACTCCGTTAGTCTTTCGGAGCGTACTCGGACCACCCTGGCGTGCTCGGCTTGGCGTTTCTGCCGAAGCGCCGATCCTCGATCACGCTGTCCTTTGTCAGTCCGCTGGAGCGCTCGATCGACCATACGGCCGCGATCATGGCCGACACGAGATCGCCGTGTGATCCCTGCAGGCGCGGGTTTTTTATGGACAGGCCGGCGCCGTCGGTCGGCTTGCTGGTGGTGTTTTGGAGCTGGGCCACCAGTGCCGGCGATGCTTTCGTTAGGTCCAGCTTGCCCGTGGTCAAGAGCACACGCGCGCGCACGTACGCCTTGGCGATGGCGTCCGGTGACGTCGGAAACTCCACAAGCTCCAAGTCGAAGTCGTCCACGTGCTCGCGCACGGTTTCGATGTAGTGGAGATCGCAGCAGATAGAGTCGGAGCCCAGGCGCTCGGCTTCGTTGGCCAGCTCGCGGATCGTTGCGGACGGCACGAGCGGCGGCGCCGGTGGCGGCTGGCGCCTGATCTCGCGGTCGTGAATTAGGCGCACCCTTGAGCCGTGTAGCTCCACGGTGACGCAGGCCGATGCGTCGCGACGAAACGCGAAGTCGCCACCGGACGCCGTGCGATCGGCGTGGACATACTTGGCGGAGATCCCCTCCGCGATAGCGATATGGTCTGCCGGGAAAAACTTTGTTTCGTCGGCGGACATCGGCTCGGCTTTGTATTCGCGCTGCCAGGAGATCTCGTCCGGCTCCAGCCGGTGCGTTTCTTCCTCGCTGATCGTCGGGTTCATCACCCAGGTTGGCGCGACGAACACGACTTGCGACGGGCCGTCTCCGCGCTCCACGGCCTTGTGGTGAATGTCCAGCGTCGACCACGGCGACGACACGTGCCACGTCATCGCGTCTGGTTGCGTGGCCATGGCCGGCGACAGCGACGACACGACTTGCTCTGCTGGGTTGGAGCCGCTGTCCTTGTCGCGCCAGCGCGCTTGCTCGTCACAGAGCGCACCGATCCCGGTGAACGAAACGACGCCGGTTAGCGACGCCGTGAACACCTTGATCCCCGTGTCGCCTCGAGCCATCTGATCATCGCGCACGGGCTGCGTGATAATGATCTGCTCCGCTGTGGCGGAGTGGCGCACGTCAAGAGCTGACAGGATCTTGGTGCACGTCTGTAGCCGCGCCTTGGCCTGGTCGCGGTCGGCGGATATCAGCGCAAAAAAACCGGTGTCGCCGGCTGGGACAACGTGGCCGCCTTCGCTCGCCTCGAAGCATGCGATCCGACACATCGTTGTCGACTTGCCGCCGCGACGTCCGCCACGGATCACGATGTTGCGCACGCCGGCTTCGTAAGCGTCCGTGATCGTCTGTTTCCACCATGGCGACAGGTCAGGGAAGCCGGCCGCGACGCATCGATCGTTGAACGCCCAGAAGAGCGCCAGTTTCTCGCGCGCCTTTTTGAGCTTCGCTCCGGTGAGCTTGCGGCGCTTGGTGGTGCCGCGCTTGCGGGTGACTGCGCCGGCGATCGCCTTCAGGTTGCTGGCGAGCTTCGCTAGCGCACTCGGACCAGCCTGGTCCGGCTTGGATCGCTTTGCCATCCTTCGGGATCTCTTTGCAGGTGATCGGGCACGTCGTCAAACGTGCGAGCTACGTAGACGGTCCAGCCGGCGCGGCGTAGCGCGTCGATGTGGTTACGCTGTGACTGCGATAGCGTACCCGTCGGCGACTTGCATTCAATGGCGATCAGGCGGAGCGGCAGGAACAGGTCACACCAGCCAGACTCGCCGCCCATGGCGCGCCACTCGGCTGCCTGGCCCTGGGTGCGCTTCCCCTCGTTTTCAACGAACATCACCCCCTCCCCCCTCTCCCGCATCCTCCTAACCAGCGCCTTCTGAAAAGCGGCCTCTGGGCGCGCGCGGCGCTGTCCCATGGGTGCAGACCCGTCCGCGCTCCGCCCAGGCGCTCCTAGGGCCGTTTCCGGCTCGGCAATCGTGTGTCGTCGCACAGGCTCCAGCATGGTCGGCAGCCTACCAGGCCACCCAGACAGGCCGTGATCCCGGTTGATCCCGGTTTGTGATCCCGGTTTTGCATTGCTTTAGCGGACAAACCGGGATCACTTTTCGCCAACGATCTCCGGCAACTTACCTTAAAAGTAGTAGTTTGATCCCGGTGATCCCGACCTAAAAGGGGGTCGTAAGGTAAAGCGAAAAAAAATAAATGCGTTTTCTGCTATTGCGGACAGCATCGATCGATCGTTTTTTTTCTGATCTCTGATCGTAGATACGACCCAAAAAAACCGGGATCACCGGGATCAAAACGCGTTTTTCGGCCGAGATCGGCGGGATCGTTATGGAATTGTGATCCCGGTTTGTCCGCTATACCAACGCAAAACCGGGATCAAAAACCGGGATCACCGGGATCAACCAGTGGCTGCTAGGGCGGACGTGGGGCGGAGCGCGTGTTTTAGCGGGGTTGTCAGACGAAGGCAACGTGATACTGACGGCACCTGTGCAACCCTCACTGCTGACCATGATCGCCGCTGCTACCATGCTCATATGGGGCCAGGTGCCGGAGCCAGTGGCGGACGCCGCCGCGCGGAGCTGGGAAAAGGGCGGCTTTCAGGCGGCCGCCGTTGTGCTGGCTGCAGTCGCCGTGTGGCTGGGCTACCGCGAGCGGTCCGCCACAGCGGAGCTTCGCCAGCTCACGAAGGATACGCAGGCGCTGGCCCTAAAGGCAGTCGAGGCGATCGCAGGCTTCAAGGCAACCACAGACGGCAACGCGTCGAAAACGGTTGAGCTGATCACGGAAGTGAGAAGGCTTGCCGACAAGCTGGGGTGACCCGTGGATCCATTCGATGACGAGCACAGCCTGGGCAACCTTGCGATCAAAGAGACGACCGCGACGCTCGAGGATGTGCTTAGAGCACTGACCCACGCCAAGCGCGTGACTCTAGAGCGGCGAGCTCTAGACCCGAAAGCGCCAGCGATGTTGCTCGGCCACGCACTGGTCGCGCTCCACATTCTCGAGCAACACCAGGTGGATGCCCTTGTGGACCATCAGCGCGAGCGGCGCGCACGAAGCCCAGTGAGAAAAGCGCGCGCGGTTTCGTCCATGATGGCCACTGCGAGCCAGGCGATCTCGAGCGCCGTCGACGCGATGCACACGACACACGGCATAGTGTCCGCGATTGCGAACGGAGCGAAGACGCGATGACAGTGGCGAAGGCTCCAGACGCGGCGCACCCGTTCCAGCCGAGCGCCGCCGACTCTCCGGTTCAACCGGCGCCGGCCGCGCCCCCAGACTGGAATAATTCCGCTATAGCGTACAGTACCCGACTGATAGTCCAGGCGCTCGGCCGCGTCGAGTCTGCGCTGTTGGGCCTCGCCGGTGATAACCGCGTCGGCTGGCACGACGTCCGCGTGATCCGCGAGCACACCGATACCCTGCTTGCGCGCACGCCGTACCGGCCGCTACAACCGGTTGAGCCTCACAGCAACGGAGCACCCCCCGATGGCCAGAGCGTTTGAACTCTTGCACGACAGAGAAGGCGTCGCGACACGGGAGGCGCGAGCGGCAGCGGCTGCAGCTCCAGCGCCGCGCGGCAACGGACAGACGATAAGCGTGCGTGACGCTATCGCGGACGCGCGTGGAGCGGCGCGCGTGGCGGCCGCCGAAGCCGAAGCCGCCAGGGTCGCCGCGATAAGGCCGGCACCGGTGGAGCCGCACGCGCGCGACCTGGTAACAGCCAGCCGGGAAACCAAGCCGGAGCCGGCCGAAGCCGCCGAGCCCGCGCGCGCCGTGCTGAACGAAAGCAGCCTGATGGCCGAAGCCGACCCGATGGCGCACACGTCGCCGCTGTCGGGTGGCCGCGCCTGGCGTGAGCGCCGCTGATGGCAACGTGTGTCGTGTCAACGGTGGTGTTCCGCGAAGACGGACAGACGCCGCTCGAGGGAGCGGACATCACAGCCGCCACGGTCGTGCCGCAAGCGACGGCTGGCGGGATGTTTGGCCAGGTGGTCGCCGAAGACACGAGCGGCGACGACGGCGTGGTGGAGCTGACGCTAGCGCGCGGCGGCACGTTCAGTGTCGAATGTCAGGCGCTCGGCGTAGGCGGCCGGCTGATCCTGGTCCCGGACGCGCCGACGGCCGACCTGTCCGCGTTGCTCGCGTCGTACCAGACGCCGGAAGTCGGACCGACGGTCGCGCTCGCGCGCGCGGAGAGCTTCGACACGGCCGACGACCTAGAGAGTGCGGACCGCCCTGACGGTAGCTTCGCGTACGTCGTGGATACCGCCACCTATTACGAGCGCACGGACGGCGCCTGGACCGTGCCCGATGACGCTCCGGCCGTGGCCGCTGAAGCCGCCGCGCGCCTGGCCGCCGACAACGCACTGGCCGCGAGCATCGCCGCCGAAGCCATCGCGCGCGCGGCCGCCGACACGGCAAACGCCAACGCGATAGCGGCCGAAGCGACGACGCGCGCCAACGCGGACACGGCCGAGTCTGCTGCGCGGCTCGCCGGGGACGGTCCGCACTTCGAGGATGTGTCCGCGAGTCGGCCGGTGCTAGCGAGCGAGCACGGCAAGACGTTTACGAACACGTCCGCGAGCGGCGCCGTGATCCTTGGCCTGCCGGCCGGCGCTCCGCTCGGCACGCGCTACCGCATGGTGGCCAACAACCTGGGTGCGTTCATCTTCTGGTTTCAGGTGAGCGGCGGCGCCACCGTGCGCAGAGGAAACAACGTCACGGCCGATGGCCCCTACTACCAGGGACTAAAGGGCGCGGCTTACGAGATCGAGCTGATCGAGGCCACGGCCTGGCTGATCACCAATGTGGAAGGCACGGCGCCGCTGGACGCTACAACCGGCAGCCCACTATAACGGAGCGCGTATGGTACTCACCCCGGGAACGATGACGCCGCCCAGCACCGATGACTTGCGCCGCGTGATGTCGGCGAAGGGTTACCGGATCTTCGACGACTTCAACTTGTGGGGCATCAGAAACGCCGACCTGCAGGCAAATACGTTCAACGATCTAGTTGGCGTGATGTTCCGCCACAACGGACAGTGGATCGGACGCGCCTGGCCGGCGACCACCGATCCGGGTGTCTACCATCGCGAGCACCCTATGAACGTGCACGGCGTCGCCATCCTGAAGCCTGGCCAGTATCGCAACGCCTTTCGCCTGGGGCAGCACAGCGGCTATCCGGCGCTCCAGCAAAACGCGCCGCTGGACGTGTGGCGCGACAACGATCACAACGCGGCGCTGGCGCCAGGGCACGCGCACGAGTCGGGCATGTTTGGGATCAACGTCCACCACGCGAGCGCCGAGCACACGAGCACGCGCGTAGACAAATGGTCGGCCGGCTGCCAGGTGCTCGCGTCGCCGGATGACTTCGCGGAGCTGATGGCGCTCGCGTCGCAGAACGGCGGACCGTTCACCTATACGCTACTCGAGCAAGGCGACTTCGCGACATGAGTTGCCGCTACAAAAGACGCCTGAAGGCGTGGAACCGTGGCGCCGCGCGCTGGCACCGGTGAACCGGATCGACCTGGCGCCGCCGAGCTACGGCGTGCACCCGGCGATCGTGGCGCTCGTGCTGGTGTTCGCCTGCGCGGTGTTCGCCTGGCGCGAGTACGATCACAACCGTGAGCTGGCGGCCGAGCGCACCAAGGCGAGTGAAGCCGCCGCGCTGTATGAGCAAGCAACGCTAGAGCTCGCTGCAGAGCGCATCGCTCGCGCGGACAGTGACGCGCTTGCGCACCGGGCCACCACGGAGCACGCTGTAAGACGTGCCGTTGAACACGCGACCACAACCGAAGATCTCGCCGGCTACCTGGACCGCGCGATCAGTGCTGACCCTGGTGGCCCTGGTGTGCGTGGCGGCGCTGGGGATGGCGGCGTGTCCGGAGCTGGCGCACGCCCAGGAGCCACCGGCCGCACCGAGCCTGGCCGAGTCGCACCCCGTACCGATTGAGCTAACGAAGGCGCCGACGGTGGAGCCGTGGCCAACCGGCCTGCCGCCGACGTTCCGCTACAACGGAGCCACCTGCCTGCCGAAGGCGACCGCGCAGGCGGCGCACCGGCGCTTCGTGATGCTGGATCTCTACCCGGAGCTTTGCCAGTCCAGCATGGACAGCCTGCGTGAAGCGCTCGAGACGCGCACCACGGAGCAACGCAACACGGACGAAGCGACGTGCAAGGGACGCGAAGACAGGGCGCGCGACGAAGGCAGGCGCGAAGCCGAGCACACGCCTTGGCTGGAGCGCCTGGGCTACATGGCGATCGGTGCGGCTGTCGTCGGAGCGGCGATCGC